AATGGTTTACAAATTTGTCGGATAAACAGTTAGATTTCATAGTTAAAGCAGGGTTGATAGTTGCCACAATCGGTCCAGTTTTGTTGATATTTAGCAAACTTTTAACAAGCATAACAAATGTTTTTGGAGCATTTAAAAAATTAAATGATATTCACAAAGATGTTAGAACGAGCATAAAACTTGTGAAAGCGGGCTATTCTGGTCTTGCGTCACAAATGGGAGGAATACCGGGAGTTATTTCTGGCGTAACAAATGGGTTTAAACAGTTCGGGTTGACATTAATTGGAAATGTAAAACAGCTTGGTTTGTTTGGTGGGGTTATCAAAACATTAGGCGGTGTGTTCAAAACATTGTTTACGGTAATAAATCCAATAGCAATTTTAATCGGCATATTGATAGCCGCTTTTGTTACGTTAATGGCAACAAATGAAGAGTTCCGAAACAAAATGAAAGCAATCTGGGACGAATTAAAACAAGTATTTGTTGATTTTAAAAACAAACTGGAAGAATTAGGTATTGATTTTGGTGCGATAGCTGATGGAATGAAAAAAGCATGGGAAACATTTTGTAACATTTTAGCCCCACTTTTTACAACAACATTTCAGACGATTGTAGATTTTATAAAAGGTGCGCTTGATGTTATCATCGGGTTAATTGATGTGTTCACAGGAATATTTACAGGTGATTTTGACAAAGCCGCAAATGGCGTTTATGAAATATTTAGTGGTTTTGTAGACTTTTTCAGTAATTTGTTTGGAAACATCATTGACTTAATAGCAGGGGTTTTAGATGCTTTAGGTTTTGAAGGTGCGGCTGAGAAATTGGAAAATTTTAAAAATGTTGTACAAGAAAAAATTGAAGTTGTAAAAGGAATAATTGCGGCATTTCCACAGTTTATGGTTGGAATAATTCAAACAATCATAAGTTTCTTTACAGAAACAATACCAAATGTACTTAAAACATTTGTAACAGAAACAGTACCAAACGCATTAGAAGAGTTGAAAGTGTTTCTTGACCAATTACCGTATTTGTTAGGATTTTTAATCGGTGAGTTGATAGCATTAATTATTCAATTCGGACAAAATGTCTTAAATTGGATAGAAACAGAAGTTCCGAAAATGATACATAACGTGATAAGTTTTGTGGAAGAACTTCCAAGCAAAATCTGGAATTTGTTGTTACAAGTAGTACAAAAAGTTATTGCATGGGGTTCACAAATGAGAGAGAAATCACAGGATGCGTCAAGACAATTTGTTGCAGATTTTATAACATATGCTAAAGAGTTACCTAACAAACTATGGGGAGTTATAAAACAGTTGCCAGAAAAAGTAAAAGCTATTAAAACAGCAATGAAACAGGCAGGCAAGGACATTATCACAGCTTTATGGGAAGGAATTAAGGCAATAGCAAGTGGGGTATTGCAATGGGTCGAAGATTTTGTAGGAAAGATAGAAAGTTTCTTCCGAGGTATTATTGATGGATTTAACAGCGTTAAGAACAAAGGCTCGGAAGCAAATGAAATCAGTAAATCTGTAAATGGCAGACATGCAAATGGTTTAGACTATGTTCCTTTCAATGGCTATGTTGCTGAACTCCATAAAGGTGAAAGGGTGTTGACAGCAAAAGAGAATAAAGAGTATAATAAAGGAAATGCAAAAGGGAATGGTGGAGATACATTTAATTTTTATAACACGAAACCAAATCCATATGAGTATGCAAGACAGATGAAGCAAGCGAAGAAAGAATTGCTTTATGGTATTTAAAGGTAGGTGAAAAAAATGATTAAAAACGTAACAATTACAAACAAACAAACATATGAACAAATTGAAATAGGTGCGAAAGCACCTTTTGTTTTAGATAGTATTGATTGGGGAAGTGCATCAGTAGAACAAACAAGTTACAGAGTTCCGTTTCAAATTGGCGAGTTCAAAACAGGGGAAGTTGTTGGAACTAGACAAGTCAGCATAGTTGGCTATGTTGTTGCCGATGATGTAACAGGGGTAGGAAAGTCTTGGAAACAGTATTATGACGATTGCGAAAAAAAAATCGAAGAAAACAAATTGTTGCTTGACAAATTATTCTCCATATATTATAATGTTAGCATAGAAACAGGAGAGTACAGGATAGAAGGAGTACCGACAACAGCAGTGAAATATTCAACAAATGAAGAGGACAACAACGAAGTATTTTGCATGTTTTCAGTCGTTTTAAAATGTTTCAATCCAATGTTTGTAAAAGGTGGGGCGAAACAAACACAGCTTGCAACAACAAGCGGCAAGTTACATTTTCCATTGATTATAAAGCAGGGTGGCGTTGTTTTTGGGGAAATAATAAAAAGGAGAAGCGTACCAATATTAAATAGTGGCGATTCGGATGCAGGATGCGTGATAACGATATTCGCTGATGGTGGAATCGTAAAAGACCCAAAGATATACATTATACAAACGGAAGAATTTTTGGAATTTAAAGATGTCACGTTGCAACCGGGGGATTATATAACAATAACAACGGAAACAGGGAAAGAAAATGCAATCTGGCATGATGCATCTGAAACAAAAGAAATAAACGTAATAGGACATCTAACAAATGATAGTAAGTTCATAAAAATAAAAAAAGGAACTTATGATTATGCATATAGTGTTGACAAACAATACATGTCAAATGTAGACGTTAAAATTGAATTTGAAGAACAGTATTTCAATATAAGAGGAATGTAAAAATGATTGAAATTTTAGATAGTTTTTTGAAAAAGGTCGACATACTCAGAAAGTATACATATGCTCAGTATACAGAAGAATTTAGAGGAATTGGAAGTTTTAAAATTAATGTTCCGATAATTGAAGAAAATAAATATCTTTTAGATGAAACCGAACAATATTATGTTCTGTTTGATACAAAAAGAAATGGGAAAAATAAAAAAATTTTAGGAGTTGTTGACAAAGTTGAAAAAGAAGCTGATTCGGACTACGATAATCAATATACACTGTCTGGTAGAATGGTACAGTTTGTTTTAAAAAACAGGGTAATAAAAGGAACATTTTCTTATTCTGGAAATACTGCAAACTTTGTAAGCGGAATAATTTATGACAATATTTTAAAAAATAAAGATGATAGGTATATTCCAATTAATATAAGTCTTGAAAATGCAACAAAGTTAAATAATCAGTGCAGTAAAATTGATAAGCAAGTTACAGGCGGTTACATATGGGATGAAATAGAACCTGTGTTAGAACAGGATGGGCTTGGACTTATAATCGAACCGAACATTATAACCGAAAAAGTTATTGATGGAAACAAAACAAACATAGAAGAGTTATCATTAACAATAACACTTGGAGCAGATAGAAGAAAGTGGAACAAGGAAAACAATGTTTCAGTTGTTTTTTCGCAAAGTCTTAGCAACATCAGTAGGACATCATATACAAGGGACACAACAAATTACACAAATGTTGCATATACGGCTGGTGAGGGAGAAGAGGAAAGCCGAAAATGGTATGAGATTGAAATAAATAGTGATGTAAAAAGCAAAAACAAAAAAGGAATAGGTCGTAGGGAACTATGGATTGATGCAAGGGACATTCAAAGTGTACAAGATGATAAGACTCTGACGGATAAAGAATATGAAACATTAATAAAGCAAAGAACGAATGAAAAAGCGGCAGAAGCAATGGAAACAAGAACATATGAATCAACATTAACCGAGCAAAACAAACAGTATGTTTTTGGAATTGATTACAACATCGGAGATTGGTGTACAGTAATTGACAGCGAATTGGAAAAAGTGCTAGATGTGCAAATAGTTACAGTTATGCATACTATACAAGGAACAGGAACACAAGAGATTATTGACGTAGGTTTTTCATATGGTTCAAAACAAAGCGTGGACATATTAAAGGAAACAAGAGAAAGTGCAAATAAAATTGACAACAATATTGTAAATATAAAGTACCTTGACAACAAGCAGAAAACATTAGATGATAGGGTTAAAATTCTTGAACATGGTTTTGAACAACTTCCGGTAATACCAACGGATGAATTTACTCTTTCAAACGTTGGAGAATGGTACAAATATGGAAAAAGGACATTCATAAAATTGAATGGTTTGTACGTTGGAGATGTGGCAAATTGTCCATATCCACCAAAGGGAGGAAATGTGTGGCAGTATGTTATTCTGTTAAATATGAACAACGGAACATGGTGGCATGGATTTATGAAAATTAGTATTGATGGCAGTGTTTCATTCCAAACAATAGCAAGCATTGGAGCAACAAATTTATATGATTGTACAGGAAATAATTTTACAGTGTATGGATATGTTGACTTTTTCAATGAATAGTAGTATGATATGTATATAAAACAAAGGAGGTTAATTATGGCAGAAAATAGTGGTTTTTTTAATGCAATTGAAACAGCGGGAGTGTATGACCGTGTATATGATGCGAGTGATTTTGCAAAGCTGTTTAGTCTGTTTATGACAAATGGTGTGTTCGTAAATCCAACAGACCAATTAAAGGTTGTTGCAAAATCTGGATTAACAGTGACAGTAAAAGCTGGGCGTGCTTTTATTGATGGGTATTGGTATGAACTGACAGAAGATACAACCATAACAATGAGTTCTAATACAAGTGCATACCCTATCAATTCAGTCGTGACATGTAAACTGGACAAAAGTAAAAGAACAATTAAAATTGATAAAAGGGATGCAGTTGTGAGTACAAATCCTGTTAATACAGATACAGTACATGAACTTGTACTTGCAGTCGTAGCAATAGGGGTAGGGGTCAGCACAATAACAAATGCTAACATAACAGACACAAGGGCGAACAACAATTATTGTGGATTTGTAACGGGAGCGGTAAAACAAATTGAAACGACAGATTTGTTTAATCAGTTCGAAAATGCTTTTGGTACATGGTTTGAAAAAATGAAAGACCAACTTTCAGAAGATGCGGCAGGAAATTTACAAAACCAAATTGATAGCATGTCAATACATGATTATTATTCACTCGACAAAATTCCTGTAACAGTAAATAATACAAGGGCTACGAGTAAAGCAACATTTCCGCTTGGTTCTGTTGGTGGTTTAGTTATTGGAGGACTGACAGATGGAATATATTGTGTTTCTATCGCACTGAAATGGAAAAGCGGGACAGCACCTTTTGAGGGTAAAGTAGCAAATGTCAAAGCAAGTATAACAAAAAAACAAAGCATTGCAACGGATGGCTCACAGCCGGTAGATGTAATAGTTAGAAGCTATGAAACATCTACCGTGATAGCAAGCAATGGGACAGTATTAATCACGTTTGTATTACCTTTAAAAATTGCAAACGATAATACGCTTGTGGTTAGAGTTTCTGATATTGCAGGAAATAGTGCAATGCTATCAAATGTAAACAATTTGATTTATGACGTTACAGCGACTTTTGAGAAATTTTTGAGCGATTATTAAAAAGGAGAAAAAAACAATGGATGATGAATTAAACAAACTCATGTTTGAAACACAAAAACAATATAAGAAGTCAAACAAATTAAAAGATAAAATCATTATCTTATTAACAGTATTAATGTTTGCGGAAGCAGTAATCTTTTATGGTGGGTTCGTTTGGTATGAAAGTCAGTTTGATTATGTTTCAACAGAACAAAGTACAGAAACGCAGGATGTTGATGTTTCAACAAGCGGAGAAAATGCAAACGCAGAATATAACGACAATGATGTATAGGGAAATCAATATAATGGCAATGCCGTACATAATGAGGGCGGTGAGCAATAATGGCAAAAGCGAGAGTACATGTAACAAAGTCTACAACGAAAACACACACAACAGTTAAGGTTGGGAAGTCACGAAACAAAAGTGGCGGTAATCCAAACAGATGTCCTGTTTGTGGCAAATTCACATCGAAAGGTGGGAGTAAGGCATGAACAAGAAACAGAGAGAAGTTAGAAAACGATTAAAAGGAATAAACACAGTGAAACAATTTGAAGAAATGCTTGATAGCGTTTTGATTTCAGAAGAAGAACGAAGAATCTTAAATATGATTTACAAAGAACAAAAGCCGTTCTCAGTAGTAGCAGATGAAATAGGAATATCTGAAAGAACACTCACAAGAAAACATGCAAAGTTACTGATGAAAATAGGAAGTATGTTTTGATTAAGGGACACCGAAAGGTGTCCTTTTTTATTTGTCCTTTTATTGGCGTTTATGTGGCATATATAGTGTTTTGAATCTGATATATTATAAACATACAAGGAAGGAGGGAAAACCGATGTATGGAGTAAATAACAGCATACAACAGCAATTAGCACAAAATAGAATGAACCAACTTGAGACACAATATAACAATATGTTTCCACAACAATATATGCAACAGCCAATGCAAATGCAACAACAAATGCAAGTACCACAGTACCAACAGCAGAATGTACAAACATTAAAAGGCAGACCGGTATCAAACGTAGATGAAGCAAAGGCAAGTATGATTGATTTAGATGGAAGTTTATTTGTTTTTCCAGACGTAGCAAATGGTTGTATCTATACAAAACAAATAATGCTTGACGGAACAGCAGAATTTAAAACATATAAAATTGTTGGTGAACAAAAACCGAAACAAACAAATGATGAATATGTTTTACGTTCAGAGTTTCAAAAGCAATTACAGTGTATAAATGCAGAACTTAAAAGATTGAGAGGTACAGAAAATGAACATGATGAATATGTTTCAGAATAACCCATTGTTTCAAAGGGCACAGCAAATGGTACAAGGAAAGTCAGAACAAGAAATAGAACAAATTGCAAGTAATTTGTGTAAACAAAGAGGAATAAACATAAATGATGCTTTTGAACAATTTAAACAATTCAAAAGCCAATTCGGTATCAAGTAGGTATAAGCGTATAAAAGCGTTTATATAAATAAAATTTTTTAGGAGGTAACATTATGAGTATGGACGGAAATGGACTTAGCGTAGCCGATGCATTAGCACTGGGAAGGGACAACGATGGAATGTTTGGTGATGGCAATGGCAGTTGGATTTTCTTCCTTTTCTTTCTCCTTGCATGGGGTGGAAATTTTGGAAACTGGGGAGGTAATGGAATGAACAGCACAGCAAGCGCATATACTGATAGCGCAGTCCAGAGAGGATTCGACAACCAAGCAGTAATGAACAAACTTAACGGTCTGGAAAATGGTATTTGCGATGGTTTTTATGCAGTTAATACTTCTCTGCTTAATGGCTTCAATGGAACACAGCAGGCAATTAACAATGTAGCAGTTGCAGGTATGCAGAACACAAATGCATTAGCAACACAACTTTCTGATTGCTGTTGCACAACACAAAGAAGTATTGATGCAGTACGTTACGAAAATGCAAGAAACACATGTGACATTGTAAATGCTATTAAAGCAGATGGCGATGCAACAAGAGCATTAATGACACAGAATGAAATTCAGAACTTACGTGACCAGTTACAAAGCGCAAACTTCCAGTTAAGTCAGCAGGCTCAGAACGCAACACTGATTGCAACATTAAGACCTACACCAATTCCTGCATATCAGACATGTTCACCATATGAGAGTGCTTACATGTACTCAAGATGTGGAAATGGCTATAATACAGGATGTGGCTGTTAAAAAGGTCAAATAATGATTTATCCGCTTTATGCGTGAATTTGTAGGGGCGGTGATTAAACCGCCCTTATTTTGGCATCTATGAGTTTATAAAGGTATTAGAAAGGAGTATAATAAAATGGCATGTAGTTTATACAACAATAATGGCTATGGTTGTGGTGGATGTGTGCATTTTGTAAAAACAAACAGTATAACACTTACAGACAATGTTTTGATTTTAAACATTCCACAGGCAACATATTCAAACAAAGAAAAAGTATGTATTTGTGTCGCACAAGCAATTCCAGAAGTGACAAGTGCAGATACAGTAGCGGTAACAATTGGAACAGGTGCAACACAGTATGTACTTAGAACAAAGTGTGGAAACAATGTTCATGCTGACCAGTTAAGAAGCAGAAAGGTATACCACACAAATGTAGCAACGGATGTTGGAACTTTCATGGTATCAAGCTGTGAACTTAATGGGACAGCATTTAATTTCCCAACAATTTAGGAGGTGAACAAGAATGACAATTAATGAATCACAGTATAATAAACAGAATATGAATGAAACAAACATGGCAATGCAGGACGAACAACCTTGGAATGTTGAAACAAGTAAAAGGACAAACTATATGAACAGGACAGGAATGACCGACAGAGAAAAAGAACAAAAGGCAGAAGAAATCTATTTAAAATTAGATGAACATATGCAAAAAGCACTTGCATTGCATGAACAGTTAGCGGACTATTTTTGTTTTCTTGGCTTGCAGGGATTCAAGCGTAAACTGGAATACCAGTATATGTGCGAGGTCGCAGGAAAAAGAAAGTTGCATCACAAATATGTAAACATGCATCATAAATTAATTCCTGTGCGGCATGTAGAAGTTCCGCACCTTATCCCTAATGAATGGGGCAGATACACAACACTTGACGTAAATGACAACGTATTACCTAAATATGTCAAGTCTGCTATGGAACAATACAAAGAATGGGAAGAAAAAACAAAACAGCTGTATGAAGATTTATGGCAGGAGTGCATCACATATGGAATGACAGCAGATGCCGAATATATTTCAGACCTTGTTTCTGACGTAACAAAAGAAATTAAGAAAGTAAATAGAATGTGTGAACAGCTTAATGGAACAGGCTATGATGCAACAGCAATTCATACAATGCAAGACAAATTCCATGAAAAATACAAAAAGAAATACGAAGATGAATACACAGACAAAACAATTCGTAAAATGAAGAAACAAAGTAAAACAAATGAATAGCCTTATAAGCTATATATTATATAATATAATCATTTATGTTATATTTTATATAGCTTATTTTTTATGTTTAAAAATAAATTTAAAAATATTTAAAATAAGTGTTGACTTTTATATTCATTGTGTTATAATAAAATCAAGTTAAGGAACTAAACAAAATAAGAAAACAACAGAGAGGGAAGAAAAAAATGAAGAAAAGAACATTTAAAACAGAAATGAAATTAGACTTACGTCAGCCAAGATTAAACAAAAATAATACCATTGAAGAGTACACAGAACAATTGGTAGACAAAAATGAGTATTACAATATAAAGGCAGTTTGTTCAATGGCTTTTATTATGAACAACACAGAGTTTGAATGTTTCAAAAATAATCTATTAAAAGACTTTGATTTTTTGAAAGATGTTCCTTGTGGATGTGAAAAAGATTATACACAATATGTAGTTATGATTGTAAATGAGGAAACGAAACAAAAGTTTTTTGTAAATACACAAGGTTATAACTATGCAAGATATTGTTTATTTGATTAAAAAAATATAATTAAGGGGTTGACAAGTTCAACCCTTTGATATATAATTAAGACATAAAGAACAAAGAAAACAGCCGTAGAAGAAAAGGAGAAAACAAAATGAGTAAATATGTAAAAAGAGGAACATTAGTAATTGACAAAGAGACAAACAAGAAGATGTACCCAGTAGGAAAATGGAACACTTATTCACATGTGTTCTATAACTACAATGACAGATGTTTTAATAACATGATGGAACAGAACACAGAAAAGAGTTACGAACAGTTTGAAACAGCCGAGAGATTGTTGGAACTGTTCGAGAGAAATCCGAGAGTGAATGGCATTGTATATGCATACTATGAGGATTACAGAAAAATGCGCGATGTAATTGAAGCATATGTGTTTAGACATGGTGGAAGAATTTAGTTAAAAAAATTTTGATTATACTATTGACAAATAAAAATGTTGGTAGTATAATCAAAACATAAAACAGAGAACAAATTGGAGGAAATAAAAATGAAAGATAATAGAATTGTGAGAGCAGAACTTTTAAATGAGGAAACAAAGAAGCCGCTACTGGATGCAGTAGAAGAACTTAGAAAACAGGTTCTTGGAGAAAGCAAAATAAAATATCCAGAACAGTATGTCATTGAAATAAACGGCAAACGGTATGACAAGAGATTTTATAAAGGAGCAAATGTAGAATGAAAAAAAGAAAGTTGTCCAGATGGACAAAAGAAGCAATAGAAACTATTGGAACAGTAGCAATCACTATTGCAATTGGATATGCAATGTTAATAATTTTTGGATTATTTTTTTGTTGACAAATAAATTTTTATGTGATAATATATAAGAGTAGTAAATAGCAAACAGGAGGAACATACAATGGAATACAATAACATGAAGGTTGCAGAGTTAAGAGAGGAAAGCAGAAAAAGAGGATTAACGCTTGAAAGCAAGGGGCACAAATTCACAAAGGCAGAGTTAATTGAAAGATTAACAAAATATGACCTCGAAAACAAAGATACACAGGCAGATATTGATAAAAAGATTTCTGAGTGTGTAGAAGTGAAAGAGGAAACAAAACAGGAAAACAAAACAAACAAAGTAACAAAAGTTTACCATGCAGAAAATGTTGAAAACAAAATTTCATTTGCGAAAACGCTCGATGAAATCATTGAGAAGTATGGACATGAAAAACAGCAGAGAGTGTATGACGAAAACCTTATGGTTGGTTCATTAGTTGTATTTATGCACTATGTAGAAGCAAAAGATGGAAACATCTATAAAAAACTTAGAACAGCGAAAGTTGTTGGAGTAAACAGAAAACAGCGCAAAGTAAGAGTTAAAACATTACTCGGAACAGAATTGGAGTTGCTTTTCTCAGACTTGTTTTATATCAGAAAAGATGATGAAAGAAGTTCATACCCTATGGACATCAAAGAGTTTTTGAGAAACAAGAGAACTGAGAAAGGACGGGCGTTGATTAATGAAAAACTCAACTACAACAATTAAAGACAGTGTAAGGCGTTTATACGAATTACAGCAGGAGAAGAAGAACTTCGACAAATACTATAATGAAGTACGAAACAAAGAGCAGGTAAGTATTTCAAATTTCATGTTTTCAAACCTTGAAAAAGGAACTGAAACATTTGAAATAATTTTAGATGATGGTTATGAATACTACAAAGATAACAAACAGTTGAAAATAACAAAAGTAAGAACAAAGAAAATTACTTGGTTACTTGATAAACTGAAAGAAAAGTTATCAAAGGAAACACAGAAACAAGTTATCAACAAAACGTATACAATAAAAGATTTCAATGGACTTGTAAAGTATCTAAAAGCGTGTGGTGTTGATGCAAAAAAGTTTAAAAAATACATTGAAGTACAGGAAGAGTTGAACGAAGAAGAGTTGAACAGATTGTATGAAGTAGGTAAAATTAGCAAAAAGGAAATAAACGGTTGCTATGAGTTAAAACTCGGAGAGCCTTATATAAGAATCACAGAAAAGAAACAGGGACATGAAGAGGATTTATGATGGCAAAGACCTAGCAAGAGTATTAATCTACTACGGATTAGTATATGACATAGAGCAAGCAGAGTTCAATATAATTTGTCCTTTCCATGATGATATAAACCCTAGCATGAGAATAACATTGAATGATGGTACATTTTACTGTTTTGGATGCGGAGTAAACGGAAATGCCTATGACTTTGTAAAACTTGCAAATCCAGAATTAAATGAATTACAATGTTGTATTCTTTTGGAACAAATAATAAACAGTGAAGAAATAAAACAAATTAATGTAAAGTTTAAAAAGAAAAGAAAGAAAAACAATAAACAAGCATTGATTGAAGCACACGATTATTTTTATGGATTAAAAAGCATTGATTGGAACAAAGCCGAAACAAAAGAACAAATTGAAACATTGAACTATATGAAGCAAAGAGGTTTTAATGCAAGAGCATTGAACATAGCAGATTGTAGAACAAATTACAACGTAGCTTATCCGTTTGTTTTTCCGATTCTTGACAATGGAAAGTTCAAAGGATGGGTTGGCAGAACAACAAATAAATACACAGCACAGAAACGCAAGTATTTGTACAATGATGGTTTTAGAAAGCGTGAAACATTGTGCGGAACATATAAAAAAAATAGCGTAGTATTTTTGTGCGAAGGATTTATGGATTATTTGAGCATTAAAACAAGGGGACATGTAAAAAATGTTTGTGCATTACTTGGATGGCATTTGTCAGATGGACAGTTAGAAAAGTTAAAAGCGCAAAACATAACAACGGTTGTATCGGCATTGGACAACGACAAATGTGGAGAAAAAGGAACAGAACTTTTGAAACGCTATTTTAAGGTTGTCAGATTTCCATATCCAGAAGATAAAAAGGATTGTGGGGAAATGTCTGAGGAAGAAATAAAAACGGCTATACGAGCCGTTAAAAGGAGCATAAAGGCACATGAATATTGTGATTGAAGTAAAACTGAAAATGGTTGCATATCATAAATTAACGATGCAAAAATTAAATATTGACAAAGTAATCCGAAGGGAATATAATGAGAACAGCGAAGAATATAAAACATTGGTTGAAATGTATGAGCCAGTATTTAATATGAAACGTGAAGAAAACAAAGATGATTTTGATGCAAAACTTGCAGAATCAATCGGAAAGGATGCAGGGGAACAATTAATTGAATCAGTTGAAAAAATTGCAAAAGTCTATAAAGAAACAATCTTAAATGATAAAAATGGATGGATTGAATTTGGAGGTTGTGTTTTTAGTGCAAAAGACTTTTGTGCATTACAGATTGATGATTATAAAGTAAGGGTATCAAAAGCGTAAAACAAACAGGAGGATTTAAACAAATGGGAAAAATCAGTATTTCTAAAATCAAAAGTGAGATTCAGAAAAGCGGCAATAGCAAAGGAAAGTTTATGTTCTTCAAAGATGGAACAAAGTATAGAGTTCGTTTCCTCTCAGATATGGAAGAAGGGCTTGAAGTTAAAATGCATGACAGTTTTGAATTAGGCGTAAATGTTCCATGTCAGGAACAATATGGACGTGAATGTGAGTATTGTGAAGATGAAAACCTTAGAACAAGAAACATGTATGCATGGAGTGTGTACGATTATGAAAGCAAGGAAGTAAAGATACTTTTCTTTGCAGTAAATCAGTGTTCGCCAATTCCTTCAATGGCATCATTATATGAAAGCTATGGAACATTATGTGATAGGGATTATGAGATTAAGCAGGTAGGTTCGAAGCAAAACAAAACATTTTCAGTCATTCCGCTTGACAAGATGAAATTCAGAAATACAAAAGTAAAAGCACTTTCTGACAGTGCAATTTTGAAATACATTGATAAGGCTTACCCTGCCGATAATAGTGAGGATTTAGAGGAAGAGGATGAGCCAAAGAAAAAGCCAAACAAAACAAAAACAAAAGCAAAATCTGAACCACAGGATGATGATTGGGAAGATGATGAAACAAACGAAACAGATTATGAAAGTATGAAACCGCAGGAACTTTTCAAACTCTGTAAAGAACGTGACATTGATTGTAAACCAAGAAAATCAAAAGAATACTACATTGACCTTTTGGAAGAAGCAGATGAAGAAGAAAACAACGATGATTGGGAAGACGATGATTGGGAAGACGATGATTCAGAGGATGAATGGGAGGAATAAAAAATGTTTATCACAAGAAGAAGATTTGAGCAGGAATTGCGAAGAGCAGAAGCAAAAGGCAGAAGAGAACAGCGTATGGAAATGGAAGCAGAGAGCCGTATGAGTGCAATTAATGCAGACATGTGGAACTCATACAGCAACCTTGCAAAAGAGTGTGACGTAATTCAGAATAGGATTGGACGTATTGAAAGATACCTTGATATGTGTTCTGACGAAAAAGCAAATTAAAAACAATTTTAGGGTTGACATAGTTCAACCCTTTTGTTATAATAGAGAAAAGAAAACAAGAAAACAAAAAAGGAGTGACGGAAAAATTGAATTTTTTCGATTTACATAGGCATGATGAATACTCATTATTTGATGGATTCGGAAAACCAGAGCAACTTGTACAGGTTGCGAAGAAACTTGGTTACAGGGCATTAGGAAGTAGCAATCATGGTTCTATTAGTGGATTAATAAAACATTATCAGGCTTGTAATGAAGCAGGTATAAAACCAGTAATGGGGTGTGAAATGTATTTTCAGCCAAAGTTCAATAAGGAAAAGCCACAAAGGAAAAGCTACCACTTAAATCTGTTTTGCAAGAACTTACAAGGTTATAAAAACTTATGTCATATAATGACAATAGCAAACACGGAACAATTTTATTACAAACCAATTGTTGATTTTAAACTTTTGGAAAAGTACAGCGAAGGAATTATTTGTACAACAGCTTGTATTGCATCAGCAACATCACAAGCAATCATAAATGGAAACAAACAAACAGCAGAGAAGTTATTAGACAAGTTCAAGAGTATTTTTGGAAAAGATTTATATGTTGAGATTCAGCCATATAAAATTGACAATAAAGGAACGCAACAAAGAACAGACTATGTTATGATGGGGATTGCGAAACAAAAGCATATTAAATGTATTTTGACAAGTGATTCACATTTTGGAAGTAAAGAAGATTTTGACACATACTGTAAAATGCATGAAATCGGTAAAACGACATTGGATGTAAAGAACACATATTCAGAGCGTTATATGCCGTCAGAATATGAAATCATGGAACGGTTCGCTAATATATATGCAAAGAAATTTAAAAACGCTTTTGGGTTGGCTGAGCGTTTTGTGGACAACATGAAAGAAATCTATGACAAAGTAGAAGAAAATATTTTAGATGGACTTGAACTTGAATTGCCAGACCTCGGTTTGGAAGATAGTAAACAAGAATTGCTAAATCTTGTAAAACAAGGATTGAAACAAAAAGGCAAATCAAACAGACAATATATACAAAGATGTAAACATGAACTTGATGTAATTAATTATCATGGATTTGCAGATTATTTCCTTATAGTAAGAGATTACATTAACTGGGCGAAAGAACATGGAATAGAAGTAGGAAAAGGACGTGGTTCTGTTTGTAACTGTGAGGTAGCATATGCAATAGGAATCACAGATGTTGACAGCATTAAATACAATCTTGATTTTAGCCGTTTTATGCGTAAAGAAAAGAAAACATTGCCCGATATTGACATTGATTTTGAAACAGATAGGAGACAGGAAGTTATTGATTATGTAATAAGTAAATACAAAGGAAAAGCAATACAGATATGCTCATATGGTATGTATGGAATTGATAACCTTGTAAATGACCTTGCAGGAGTTTGTGGACTTAAAACAACAAAGGAAGTAGACGAATACGAAGCGAGAGAAAATAAACAAACAATCGCAGAAATTAAGTCGTATATTAGAACATTTGTAATGGATGATGAATTGAACATACAAGCATTACAAGCAGGTTATAGAACAATAGAATTTAATGAAAATCATGATAACATTATAAAACATTTTTGCAAGTTGTATGGTAAAATTAAATATTTAGGAAAACATGCCGCAGGTGTTGCAGTAGTTGGAACTGACATATCCAATTATACCTGTATTATCATGCGTGATAGAAAAACAGGTGCATTGAGTTCATGTTTTGATAAGGATGATCTTGAACATATTAATTGTGTAAAGTTTGACATGTTGGGACTTAAAACAATGTCTGAAATGCGTGAGTTAGAAGAACAAACAAAACATAAGATTACAGAAGCAGATGAACAGGACGAAGCAGTTATTGAAGGATTCAGAAAAGGAAATACGGATGGTATTTTTCAGATGGAAAAATCAGCACCTAGAAAAATCCTTGACATGATACATTGTGATTGTATCAATGATATTATAGCCGTAAATGCATTAAACAGACCCGCACCATTACAACTACATATGCATGAAACATATGCACATAACAAACTATCTGGAAAGGTTGACACAAACACACCGTATTACAAATACACGCAAGAAACATATGGAACGATGTTATACCAAGAGCAAACAGTAGAAGTAGCACAGAAAGTTGGACATTTGACAGCACAGCAATCTTTTGATATGTTAAAGATAATGAAGAAAGCAGAGAACCTTACAAAACCAGAATACGTTCCAATTATTGAACAGATGAAAAAAGATTTCTATAAAGGATGCAGACAGGAAGGACTAACAAAAGAACAAACAAATAGCATATGGGCTAGTATGTTAATATATGGTTTCAATAAGGGGCACTCAACAGGCTATGCATTAATTAGTATCGACCAGATGTACTACAAAGTGTATTATCCAACGGAGTTCTGGTATGTGAAAATGAAGTATGCAAACAACGATGCAGACATTTTTAAATACTCAGAGTGTGCAGTAAAAGATGGTGCAGTGGTAATGTTGCCCCATGTAAATTACACAGCAAAAACATCTATAAGAAAAGTAGATGGAGAAAAAGTAATACAGCAGGGATTGAGTATCATTAAAGGTGTAGGAGATAAAGCGGCAGAGACAATAGCACAGGAGCGTTTAAAAGGCTCATTTAGGGACTTTGATGATTTCTATGATAGATGTAAGGGACGAAGCGTTACAAGCCGTGTAATCGACATTCTGAAAGAGCAAGGAGCATTGGAGTTCAACAAACAAAAATACCTTTCAAGAGTAATCAAATATAACAGCACATTAATGGCGAGGTAGTAATATGAACATATTAGAGAACTATGTAACAAACATTACATATGAATGTGAGAAATTTTTAGATGATAAAACAAAAGTGTATGAGATAGTTTGCGATGTTGATTGTTATGGGCGTATTGAAAAGCAAAAACACATTATATTATCATTTGAAGATTACAAAATGATAAAAGAAAAGGGATATTATTTAGCATAGAAAATAGTGAGGTAAAGAAGAATGAAGGAAAATACAGGATTAAGACAAGATGCTTTTAAGGATAAAGAATTTCAGATTGAAAAACATGTAAATCCAGAACATTATAAACAGTGTTCATTGGAATGTATCGAAGTCATGTGTGTTATGTTTGGATATAAGCACACGGCAGAGTGGTGTGTACAAACAGCTTTCAAATATATGTGGAGATATAAGCAGAAAAATGGTTTTGAAGATTTGAAAAAAGCAGAATGGTATTTGAATAAATTCAGAGAAATACACGAATTTCTTATAGGAAACACTAGGGTTTCAAGTTCTGAAATTGTTTCAGAAAAATATATTGAAATTTCAAAGTCATTAAGATTAAGCGTAGAAAGAGGAATTGAAGAATATGAAAAAAGGATTAAATAAAGAAGGTATTTTGCGATTATGCAATGAGATTGATAAAAAAGAACAAGGTTCTGTATATAGTCTTGGAAGTAAAACAGATGCACTTAAAATAGCACGTTGGAGTACAGGTCTGGTTGACCTTGATAACATAATTGGTGGTGGTGTACCAAAAGGTCGTGTGATTGAGATATTCGGAGCGGAAAGCGCAGGGAAAACAACACTTGGTTATCAGTTATGCGCACAGCATGAAATGTGCTTAGATATTCCAATTGAAGGTACGTTTGATGCTGAACGTGCAAAACTGTTTGGAAACAGACCAAAACAAATGCTTGTATATAGAGCAAGATACGGTGAAAAAGCGTTTAATCGTGCTATTAGATTTGCAGAAGAAGGAATCCCGTTAGTAATGATTGACAGTGTTCCGTCAATGCAACCAAAGGATGATATAGACAAAATAAGAAAAGCGGTAAATACAGACAGTGAACAGGAAATGCGTATCGGAGGTGTTGCACGATTAATGGATAAGTATTTGCCAACATTAGAAGATGTGATCGAGCAAACAGGAACAACGGTTGTATTTATTAATCAGATTCGCGACAAAATGAACGCAATGCCTTTTGGAGATAACATTCAAACACCGGGCGGTCATAAATTGAAACATAGTGCATCGTTAAGAATACAGGTTGCAAGAAAAGGTTGGATTGAGATACCCAATCATAATCCATTTAATACAGAAGCAAAAGAGCGCATTGGCATTGTAATGAAAGTAAAAGTTGTAAAATCAAAAGTATGTAGTCCAATGCAGTCTTGTGAAATTCCTATGTTTTTTGAACGTGGTTTCGTAGATTTTGCAGACCTTGACAACACAAGAAAAGAAATCATGGAAGAACATAAAAAGAAATACAAGGAAATGCTTAGTTGATGCATAGATACATAATTACATTTAAACGCAAAACGATTGATGGCTATACAATAAATAACTTTTTTGTTTATGCTACAACACAAGCAAAAGCTGTCAATCGTTTTTGCAAAACAACAGGGCATAGCAGAACAGTAATCATATCTGTATATAAAATGGAGTAGAACATGGGATTATTAGAAGATATAAAAAAGGATGCAGAAAAGAGTTTTACAAAAATACAAAGCACAGAAGAACAACAAATAGAACACATGTTAAATGGATTATTTTATCTTGATAAAAATATTCCAGAGGAACTTAAATTTCTCAAGTCAGTAATGACAAGGGGAGCAGAAACACAGGAAAGAAAAGGATTACATGCAAGTGCAATGATTGTATCAGATGATAAATTTTGTTACAGACAACAGGTTTTATCATTATTTTACAAACAGTTACAAGGCGAACAAACAAAGGTAGGATTAAAGCGTATATTTGCAGAGGGCGATGCAATACATGAAAAGTGGCAGAGATTGTTTATCAGAGGTGGGTTGTGTAAACCGTTAGATTGCGATTATAGCCGTTTTGATAATGACTATGACCTATCATATACGCCAGACATTATATGCGCTATTCCAGAGGATTATAAACTTGAAAGCGTATATGATGATAATGTGAAGAAAATACCTTATGTTATTGAAATCAAAAGTGTAAATACATTCACATTCAAAAGACAAAAGTACCATGCAAGCGGCAGAAAACAATGTCAGTTATACATGTATTTAACAGGGATTCACAATGGTATTGTTTTGTGTGATGATAAGAACACACAAGAATTTAAAGTATATAAGTACGAATATAATCCAAGCGAAATAGCACCGTACATTAGAAGGCTTGAAATGGTACAAGAACATAAAAGAAGATTGTTGAAAAAACATAAACTTGTAAAACGAAATAAACATTGTGTAACATATCAGTCAAAAAGGGCGCAGGAATGTCCTATGCGTGATGTATGTTTTGGAATATCAAAAGAAAGGATATAAAAAAATGGAAATTGCAAAAAGTACACAGGAAGCATTAGAGGTTGAGAAAACAAAAGTAACAGAAGCAGATGTAATTGTTGAAAGAGTGGAGACTGGTTATTATTTTTGTATTAAATACAAAGAAGTTGGAAAAGATTATTTCAACATTGGATTTGGTTCGTCGAATATACATCTTGTTTTTATGTGGTTAAATGAATATCTTGAAATTGTGTAAAAGAGGAACATCAATGGAATTTTTAATAAACTTTTTAATAGTTGAGATAATATGTATAGCAATTTTATTTATTGTCATATGGTTTATTTTAGTAAACTATATCGTATCATATTTGAGAGATATTAACAGGTCAATAGACAAAGGATTTGAATACATAGAAAAGGAGATACATAAAAGTGTCGAAAGAATAATAAAATATTTAAACAAAAGGGATTGACATTGTGCAATCCCTATGTTATTATATAGACAACAAATCAAAAGGAAAACAAAACATGTCTAAATATTGCAAGTCTTATAAATTAAAGGTAACATATCTGGATTGCCTAGAATGTGAAACAAAAGAATGTAAAGTAAAGAAGGTGAACAAAATAGAACCGATGTTAATTATGCCAGAACAATTTGTGTATATGGTATTTGCAAGCAAAAGGGAAGGTTATACAGAAAACATTGTATGCAAATGTAAAGTACGAAACATAACAGTATACAATGACAAAAACATATACAGTATGGATTTAATAAAAGTTGTATGCGGTTCTGACAAAGCAAAAGACATAGGAAAATGGGTAACAACATTCATGTGCGAAAATGAAAACATAAATACAGGCATTAGAATTAAACCGAATCGCTACCCAGTATTTACAGAAAAGGAAATATGCAAACAATGGCTAAAACAAAAATAAAGTTTGGTGACATATTAGAAATTAGTGGAAAAGAAAAGGCAGTGTACTGTGGTAAAGTTGAAAGCAATGTTGAAGGACACCATAGATTGCTGTTTTTTAGTAGGAAGAAATATAAGATACAGTATGTACAAGATAACTTTTTTGAGAGATTAAAACAAAGGGATTTAACTGTAAAAGTAATAGGAAGTAACAAAGAAGTTGCGGAAGAATGTAGGAAGAAGGAGAAACAAAAGTATGACAGAATCGTGTTTTAATTGTTTTTACCTAAATATAGAACAAAAAGAGATAATGGAACATGGTAACATTCAGTATGGATGTGATAGCAACAATCGTTTTGGTTTTGTTCCTTTTGCAGTAAAATCAGAAAAGGAATTGAAAACCGGTGGTTGTTCCGATTGGATTGGCAACAAAATAAAAGTAGGAACAAAATTCTTATTAAACGGTACAGTCTGTTTCTATTGTGGTAGCATAAAAACAAGTAAGGGTAAAAAGTATTTAGTGTATAACGCTTCAACATATGTTCAGAATGGTTTTTATGTTGATATAGTAGAGAAAGATTGGTTTGCAAAACATAAGAGAGAAATAAAGATTGAAAGACAAACAAAAGAACAAATTGAAGCATTGAAACAAACAGCAAAATTGTACAAAAAGAGGATGATAAAACGTGAAGAAAACAGAAGATAGAAACTACAAAAAGAGATTTGAAAAAGGTTTTAAAATGTTGTGCAGTTCAAAATCAACATATCAAGTATGGTCTGATTGTATGGCATTATTCGCAACAACAATAGCAAATCAAAGTATTTTACCAATGACTAAATCAAAACAATTCAAGGACATATGGGACAAAAGGGAAAAAGAATACTTGAGAATCATTAACAACTATTCAAAGAAAGAACAGAAACTTTTTCCTCAAATGTTTGCACTAATTGTTGAGGAATTAGAAGAAAGACCGAACCAAGATTTATTAGGCGAATTGTACATGATGCTACAAATATCTAACAAAAATGCAGGTCAATTTTTTACACCTTATAGTATTTGTGAAACAATGTCAAAATTAACATTTGACAGAAAAGAACTTGGGAAAACAGTGCATAAGAAAGGATATGCAAGTGTGTATGATTGTACTTGTGGTGCAGGCGCAACATTAATAAGTGCAAGTGAACAATGTAAGGAAATGTTCAAAAAATATAATTATCAGAATCATGTTTATTTCGTAGGACAGGACATAGACATAACATGTGTTCACATGTGCTATATTCAGTTAAGTTTGCATGGATTGGCAGGTTATGTAATACACGATAATTCCCTTATTAAACCAGAACCAAAACTGCCAGAAGATATAGAAAAAATCTGGTTTACACCAGTATGGTTCACTGATGTTTGGACAATGCGTAGATTATTTCACAATCAGGATATTTTAGGGAGATAGAACAAATGAGTAAAGTTGTAATAGGAATAGACGAAAGTTATACAAGAACAGGAGTAACAATTTTAAAAGACAAACAAATAATTTGTATTCATTCTGTTAATTTTGAAAATTGTAAAACAAATGTTGATAAACGAAGACATTTAGATGTATATTTAAGGGAACAAATAAACAGGCTAAGGAAAAAGAACCTTGACGATATTACAATCATTGTAGAACGTATCAGATTGCGTTCACAAGGTTTTTTATCAGAAGCATATATAAAAGCCACAGGAGCATTATTATCTGTAATTATAGCAATAGGGCAAGATTACAACATACCTACATACAGTGTTGATACAAGGTCGTGGAAAGCACAAATAGTAGGTGATAGTAAGCCTTTACAAAATCCATATGGAATCAATCCAGAGAAGTACCGTACAATCGTTTATTTGAAGAAGAAAGGGCTTTTGAAATACATAGTGGAGGAATACAAGGGCAAAGGCGCAAAAGGCATCATACAGGTTAAAATAGACGGTCAGAAAGTACCTTGTAAAATTAATGATGATATGGCAGACAGCTATTGTATTGCCATGTACGGATTCTTACCAGAACACAAACAAAAATTAAAGGAGGAAAAATTTTAATGTTTAACAGAATTGATAAATTAATGGATGAAGCAATAGAAGCAGAAAAATATTCTTGTGACGATTCTTTATGTAAATTTGCAGGAACAGAATATTGCATCAAAGAATCTTGTGGTACTTGTAAATTACATGGGTGTAGAGGATGTAAACATTTTGAAGAGTGCATAAAAGAACAGTTGTTAAATTGATTAATGAATTAAAGGATGCAGAAATGCATCCTATTTTTTTGTTTAAAAATATTTTATTTTATTATTGACAAAACAAAACATAAGTAGTATTATAATATCAACAATTAAAACAAAGCAAACACAAAGGAAGGAAAAAACAAAATGAAAACATTAGCATTAGAAAAAATTATTGAGAAAAGAAGTTATTTATTAGATAGAATTGCACATAGAATTGAACAGATGCGCAAAAATGAAATAGATGTAGAGGACTTTGCAATATATTATAGAGCCTATAAATCAGAATTTAAAGGTTATATAGATAGTATGAGAGATATGAAAATCATAACAGACGAAGATAGACAAATGTTATATGACAGCTTCATTGAGGAAATAGATAATATCTAATAAGATTTAGGAAACCGAAAGGTTTCCTTTTCTTTTACTCTTATAATCGTTTATTAGTTTATTTAAGGCATTTAATATATGCATATGTATAAATTATAGCCTTAATGTATAAACTGTCTTAAATCGCATTTTATTGTGTTCTATGCATGTTCTAATTTATCACATTTTTATATTGACATAAAAACATAAATAATGTATAATCAAAACAAAGAAAAAGATAAACAGCATGTGGAGTGGACGCTTAGGACGCAAACAGGCAAGGTGCAAAAATTTATTTAAAACAAAATAAAACAAAAAGTATTTGACATTTGTTTTGCATTATGTTAGTATAATTACAGAACAAGAACAAAGGCAAACAAACAGTGAGGGAATAAAAAAAATGATGAAAAAACAAAAAGAAGATTATACGATTGTAAGTTTTGATAGTTTATCAGAAGTTACAAATTTTATAACAAAAACAGATAGAACTGAACAATATGCAAATTTTCATTGTTCAGATGATAGTAATTTCAATTTTAGAGGTACAAAAAGTATGCAAGAAGCATTAAACCTTTTAAAACATGGATGGGACGAAGGAACAAAACAAATAAATAATGTTTTAAATTCAAATGTAGCATTGAATAATGGCTATAAAAATAAGACAATATATGATGTTGCAGGTTATCAGTGTTCCGTGCCAAGATATTTGCAAGGAATACCAACAAACATGGTAAACAGTAAACATGTTGTGCAAAAACAAAAAGTTGTAAATGTTATAAAGGATTTTGGATATAGCGGAGCAACTACAAAAGAAACAATGATAAAAGAAAGTATAAAAGTGTTGAAAGCGATTGATAAAATAGAATCACAAGGAACAAGGTGCAATGTATATGTTAGTTTCGTATCATCTGTAGGAAGTGGAATACCAAGTAAATATGTCGATATAAGAATTAAGATAAAAGATAGTTCACAAAGAATGAACATAAAACAAATGGCTTTTCCATTGGCACATCCCAGTATGTTCAGACGTATTTGTTTTGCATTGATTGAACGACTTGAGGAAACAAAGTATTTTGGAACAGGTTATGGAAGATGCACAGACTATGAAGATGTAAAACATATATATAAAAAAGAATACTACATTCCAAGAATTATCAATGAAAATGAAATAGTAAACATGAACAAATATTGGTGTGATTAATTTCACACCTTTTGTTTTATTTTTCTTTTACTTTATAACAATACATAATTCCTTGTATATATTTATATTATATATTTCTTTAAATAAAATAAATTATTTTAAAAATAAGTATTGACTTATAAACAAATATATAGTATTATAATTACATCAAGTAAAACAGATATACAAATTGGAGGACAAATATGAAAACAAGAAATTTTTTAAACGTAAGATTAAACACGGTAACAAATAAAATTGAATGTGAAACATTAACAGATTTCGGTGTAGTTAAAATCAAAAGAACACCAAGAAAACATACAGTTGAAATCAGAGAGGAACAAAAGCAGGGAATTTACAGTTTTGAAATACAAGGAATTATGTATTATTATAAAGTAGCCAGCAATGATGGTTATATGGAACAGTACAGAGAACCAGTAGATTTTAGAAGTGAAGATAGAACAACAGATGAGCTTAGAAAAACAGGAAGGAAAGCAAAAACATCTGTTGAACTTCCAAAAATAAAAGTTGAAACAAAAAAACATGTAATTGTTGAAGAACCAAAACAGGAAGTTACGGAAGAAAACAAAGAGATTCATCACAAACAGTATGATACGATTAAAACATGTATCGAAAATGACATTCCTGTATATCTTGTAGGTGAAGCAGGAACAGGAAAGAACTACACACTTGAGCAGATTTCATGGGACTTAGGATTAGAGTTTTATTTTACAAACAGTATTCAGCAAGAATACAAATTAACAGGTTTCATTGATGCAGGTGGAAAGTACCATGAAACAGAGTTCTATAAAGCATTTAAAAATGGTGGTATTTTCTTCCTTGATGAAATTGACGCAAGTATTCCAGAGGTATTGGTTTTATTAAATGCCGCAATAGCAAATAGATACTTTGAATTTCCTACAGGCAGAATTGAAGCACACAAGAATTTCCGTGTTGTAGCCGCAGGAAATACAGTTGGAAGTGGTGCTGATGAATTATATACAGGTCGTTTAGTTCTTGACCAGGCAACACTTGATAGATTTGTTATTATTGACTTTGATTATGACAGAAACATTGAAATGCACATTTCAAACAATAACAAAGAATTGGTTGATTTCATTGAGGATTTAAGAAAGCAAGCTAAAACAAATGGAATCAGAGCAACATTCAGTTATAGATGCATCACGATGGTAACAAAACTTGAAAAAGCAAAATTACCATTAGAACAGATTTTGAAAATTGCAGTATTCAAAGGAATGACAACTGATACAATAAATTGTTTTGCAAGTAACAATTCAAATAAATACGGATATTCATTAACACGGATAAAAAGGGCGGCTTAATTGCTTTCCTTTTATTTTTATATAAAAACAGAACAAAAAGTTTTAAAAATGTGTTGACAAATGTTCTAACAGGGTGTATTATAATATCAGAAACAACAAGGAAAACATAAAACAATAAAGAAGGAGAACAAAACAATGAAGGAAAATACAATTATTAAAATCAAAGATTGGTTTTTAGACAAAACACAGGACACAGCAAGAAGATACAATACTTGGATTGATGTATTTTCAAGAGACGAAGAAACAGGAATGGAAATCTCTATTGATGGTTACAAATCAGTAAGAGTACAGGAAGTATTAAAAGAAACAGAAAAAGCAGTACAGGTTGTATTAAGTACAGGTGATGTAGTTGGAAACATTAAAGGTTGGAGAACATGGATTCCGAAATCAGTAATAGCTTAGGAGGTATAAATGTTTGAAAAAAATAAAACAAGTACTAGACCCTATGCCAGATTATTATAACTATACAAAAGAATTAATTGAGTTAGAACAAAGGTACAGGGACTTATTTGGCAAAGAAGAATTTGAGGATATGCGTAAACGCTCATATCAATCAGCAAAGCCTTATAAAGCGTTTATAAAGGCAGACATGGAAAGAAAGTTACAAGAGGTATAAAGTTATGGTAGTACAGAAAGAAATTGATTTAAAGGCATTACAAAGCGTTTTAGAGGATGCTATGCAAAATGCAATAGATAATTGTGAAGAAGTAAGAATAAATTTAATTGTAGCACATGATGTTATTGCGGTAATCAAAGAAGAACACAAAAGAGAAATACAGGATAAATTAAAACCAATACCATTGCCAAGCTGTATTGGAAAATATGATGAAAACAAAGCAAGGTGTACACGATGCAAACAACAAAAAGAATGTATGGAAGAAAAAGAGCGTAATGAATGGAATGTAGTAGAGGAGATAAAGCCAGAATGTCATGGTCACTATTGTCATAAAGGCTCATATTGCTTTGAATGTAAAAGCAGAAAGTCTTGTATAGAACACACAATAAATAAAAAAAATAAATAAAAAGGGAAAGAGGATGATGATTTTATCTAATGGCAAAAAGAATATATTGAAGAAAGGAGCGAAATAAAAATAATTGGAATGTAATATAATGAGGTGTGATAAAAAAGTTGTAAAAAAAACCATGTTATAAAACAAATTATAAAAACATTGTCATTGTAAAGCTAGAAAATAAATGCTATTCTATTACACATTATCAAACAGGAGTTGCGATTGAATATAACAGATACACTTCAAAACAAAAAGCATTAGTAAATCTGGATGATGTTATTCATAGAGTTAGAGAAAGTCTTAAAAGAAATAATATAAAATCTTTTAAACAATATTGTAAACAAAAAAGAATAAAACAAATAAACTTTTAAAATGAGGTATAACAAAATGAAATTAACAAAGGAACAGGCAATAGCAGAACATAGAAAAATGTGGTTATGGATTTCAAGACATATTATGAAAGATTACTTAGCAAATAAAACAGTAAGAGAAATATATTTTTATAAATGTGATTATTTGAATAAAGTTTATCCTAACGAAATGATAACAAACAAATGTTTTTGTTGTGATTATGTAGAGCAGTCTGGTATAGATTGCTATAAAGATTGTCCGTTATATTGGAATAATAAACACACAGAGTATACATGCAGTGAACATTTTGGCTATTATAATATTATAGCTCGTATATCTACTATGTGTCATAATTTTTGTACATTTAAAGAAGCAAAAAAGATGGCAATAATGGCTTACAAAATAGCAATGTTAGAAGAAAGGGGATTAAAAAATGTTTAATTGGAATATATATGTGCCGTATTATGAAGAAGCAAAACGAAAAGGACAGAAAAAAATAAATATTGAACATGAAGTAGACATAGAAAAATTAATAGAACAAATGAAAAGTATTGATTTAGATGCAATTAGTAAAGGTATCATTGAAACATCAATAGGGGTAATAAACAAACTTGTAGAAATGTATGAAGATGTTTGCAATTCAAAGTTAATGGAAGTTGAAGAACATAAACCAACCTGTTACTGTTCTGGAAGAATTACAGAACTTAAATGTACAGACAAGTGCAAATACTATTATGATTGTGAGACAAACAGACAATATAGAACAATGCTGGAGTATGATTTCAACGCAAGAAAAGAAATAAATAGTATCAAATGTTTTGGAAAGTATAACAAAGAATGTTTATCAAATACATGTATACTTTATGATTTATGCAAGAAAACAACAAAGGGGAAGAAACAATGAACAAAAGAACAACTAAATGGTACAGGAGGAATGAAGCAGAATTAATGAAGCGTTTAGGTTTTAAACCAACACGCAATAGTGGTGCAACATGGATAGATAAAGCAGATGGACAGAACGACCATTGTATATGTGAACTTAAAAGTACAGACAAAGCATCTTTTACAGTAAAGCAGGAGTATTTACACACATTAGAAGCAAATGCCATAGAAGCTCATAAATTGCCTGTATTTGCGTTTCAATTTATTAACAGGGATGAAGTATGGCTTGCAGTAAAAGAATCTGATATAGAAGCATTTAAAAACCTTATACGATATTCTGTATTGGAAGAATTAGCAGAAGGAGATAAAAACTATACAATTCCAGAAGAATTACAGAAAAAGTTTGGAAAATGTACAATTACAGAAGAACTGGAAAACAATGGTTTTTATCTATCTCCATTATTGGAAAAAGAAGCACAGGAAAATAATTCAAAAAAGTTATTGACATCCAGAAATAAAAGTGATACTATAATGGGGAAGGGGATAGGGGATAGGGTTGAAGCTGTTAGCTTCATGCAAGAACCTAAACCAATAGATAACAATGATATTGTTGAAGTTAATAAAGATAAAGTAAAACAAAACTTATTAGCAAGAAACAAATATAAGTTATCAAAACAAACAGAGATTGAAGAAACACAAGAAAGAAGGAGAAAAGAACAAAGAGAAAGGAATAGAACATATTGGAAAAGAAATTCAAACAAAAAGGAATAGCAACTTTTGAAGGGTTGTCTATTGGAAAAAACAAAACAGTACAGGTAAAGTTTAAACTCAGATATGATGAAATTCTTACTTCTGTAGAATTGTTACAGGGTTTAAACAATGACATTACTGTACATGCTAAAGGTGCTACAGGTAAGGCTCAGAACCTTGGATTGTTTACTATTGGAGCAGTAAACTTTGACAAAGATGGTAACGCAACAATACCATTTAAAGCACTTGTAGATAATGTTAATCTGGATGCTATTTGTAACTTAGTTGATGAAGAATATATTCAGTTACGTTTTATGGCAGTATTAGAATTGCCAGATGCAAATGTAGAAGATGCAGAAGGAGGTGAGGACGAATGGCAAGATTAAGTTACACTGAAATCTGCAAAGAACGTATCAAAGAAAAAAGAAATGTTGTTATTTCCGAAACATTTGACAGCGAAGGCAAATTCATGGGTTATTCAGTAACAGAACAGCTTGTAGCAGAAGAAAATGGAAAAGAAGTAAATGTATTTCTTAAAAACAGCCTTGGCATTTTAGATGATAATGGATTACTCGGACTTTACAATGCAGTAGAATATGCATGTGAGAAAGCAGGGTTAATTCAGTTTAATGTTCCAGAAGAACAGAAAGAAGAAAATACAAATTAAGTATTGACAAATAAAACACAAAATGTTAAAATGTATTTGTAACAAATAAATACATACATTAACTCTATCTCAAAACAAAATTAGAAGAACAGTTCACTAAGCTAAAATTAAGAAAAAGAAAAGAGAGGTAAAAGAAATGGCAAAGAATTGGACAGCTTATGAAGCCGCAAAAGAAATTTATGGAGACAACAAAGAGAACATTGCAGAGATTGGGAGCAGATTTCCATTATTCGCAAGAACAATCGCAATCTTGAACAATGATTATGTTCTGGATATTCTGAAAGCAATTCCGAAGGTTACTGCAAGAGTTGTTGAAACTGGTCTGAAAGAAATGGAAGCGGGCGCAGACGTTGAAACGGATGCAGAAACAGAAGCGGAGGAAAAACCAGTTAAAAATACAAAGAAAACAAAATCAGCGGTAGAAGAGGATGATACAGAAGGAACATATGAGAGCATGACAAGCAAAGAGTTATACGCACTGTGTTGTAAGAGAGGTATTTCTTCCAAGTGCAAATCACGTTCCAAAGATGCATTAATTGAACTGTTAAACAAATATGATGCAGGTGAGCTTGAGGACGAACCGAAAGCCAAAGCAGGTAAGAAAACAAAACCGGCAAAAAAAGCAGAGCCAGTTGAGGATGATACAGAAGACGAAGATTGGGACAATGACGAAGAGGAAGAAGAGAAAGACCCATATGCAGGTAAAACAGCCAGAGAACTGTTTGCAATGTGTAAGGAGCGTGGTCTTAAAACAAAACCAAAACAGTCAGCAGAGAGTTATGCAAAACTTCTGAAAGAGGATGATGCGGCAGACGCAGATGATGAATCCGAGGAAGATGAAGATGATGAGTGGGAAATCTAAAACAAATTTAAAGTAGTAACAAAAATAATAACGGATATTTTGAGTAAACACCTATACAGAATCGCGCATAAACATTAAATTAAATAAGACATAAACATAATCTGATATTTCAAAGGGCAGGCGGCAGGGAAACTTGTTAGCCTGCTTTTATTTTTAAACAAAAGGAATAAAGCAATATGAAAACAGATAACATTTTAAACATTGACGCAGAAAGAGAGGATGGAAAAAGAACCTTAAACAAATTTCTGTGGAAAATAAAGCCATTAAAAACAAAAGCCATGAAGCAGGGAATACCGCCTAAAGCAGAGTATCTGCCCTTAGAATTGATTGAAACAGCCATACATGGATTGTGTAGCCATTATGGATATAGAACGCAAGGAATAGGCAGTTATTTTAATTCTGATGTGTTTCAGTTTTATACAACATGTGTGATGGATGAAAAGAGACAATGGCTCGGAAATGTATATGGTAAAACATTGTGGGAGATTGAAGCGAAAACATTAATAAAAATATATGGATTAATTTTGGAACAGAAAGGAAGAGAAAATGAAAACAGTTAGTTTTTACACAGATGGAGCATGTAGTGGAAATGGGAAGAAAGAAGAAGGAGCAGGCAATGGTGGTTGGGCGTATGTAGAATGTACAAAGTGTGATTCTGGAATTAAAACAAAGGTAGTATCTGGAAACAAAGCAAACACAACAAACAATGAAATGGAACTTACAGCAGTATATAAGGCGTTAGTAAAGTCCTTAAAAGCAGGCTATGAAAATGTAACAATCTATACAGATTCGGCTTACATCGTAAACGCTATAACAAAGGGTTGGCTGTGTAAATGGCGTATTAATGGTTGGCAGACTGTGGAAGGAAAACAAATCAAAAATAAACAAATTTGGGAGAAGATGTTCAAACTTATATATGAGAAAAACATTAAGCTCACTATGGTAAAGGTAAAAGGGCATAGTACAGATATGCTAAACGAATTAGCAGACAATGCCGCAGTCAATGCAAGATTAGAATTGGAGAAGTAAAGCAATGTTAATAAGTGAAAAAGTGCTTGAAAAAACTTTCACGGCAGAAAAGATGAAAGATGCTTATTTGAAAGCATGTAAATGGGTAAGCAGTAACATTATTGCAATAAACAATTTTGAAAACGTGACAATTAAATATGTGAAGCAGTCAGAAGGAGTAGTTAAAACAGTAAAGGTCATTTTGTATGTTACGACAGAAGAAAAAGAAGTGTTTGAAAGAACATGTAACATTTGCAGAGAGTGTTCGTCATTATTTTATTTAGCAGAAAACAAAAACAAATGTGCAAGTTGTGCAATAGAACCATACAGAAAAAGGGAACTTGAAAAGTTGAAAAACATCAAAGAAGGATTGAAAGGGAAAATATTATGAAATACTGGTTGGTTGAAACAAAAGAAAAGAAACAAAAAAGAAATATTAAGAGCATCTTAAAACAAACATTGATTGAACAAACAAACATTATGTGTTCATTTATGAAACCTGCAAACATTGCAATCATAGTACAGTTCCTTGTACCTTGCTTTTTGGTAGCGTTAGGATGTAGTTACATTACTGCCTTAATCGTGAGTGCCACTACAACGTATTTAACGGCTTATTTAAGGGTTTTAAATGATGTAATGAAAGAAAGTACTAATCATATACCAATACCGCCTAGAAAGTTCATAGAAGTTGACAGGGATGGTTTTATAGGATTAAAGAATAAGAATGATATGCCAGAACTGTTACAATATCTGTATGAATTAGAAACATACTTAGAAAGCAAAGGTCGTATTAATAATGGGACGGATTAACAGTGCGCCATGTTTGAATTGTGCAGACAGAAAAATCGGTTGTCATGGTGTATGTGTGGATTATATAGAATTTCAGAAAAAACAAAAGCAATTAAGAAAATCAAAAGAAACAGAAAGAATAAAAAGGTCAGCAACATTTAGACCAGAATATTTTAAATAAATCACATTTCAAACAAAATAATAGTTGACAAACAAACAGAATAGCAGTATAATAAAGGCAGGTAATAGGAAAGGGCATAAAAAGGATGAATGTCTGAGAAAAGGGTAGCCTATAAATACCTGCCTTTTATTTTAGAAAACAGTGCAGTGTTCCAATATTAAAAAGGAGCATTAAAACATGGGAAAAAGAAAAGGACAAGCACCAGTAACTTATCTTGATGGGACGTTAGAAAAATATAATCTGAAAAACAGAACACCAGAAGAAAGAAAAGCATTTGCAAAGAAAGGTGCAGAAACAAGGAAAAAGAACAAAGAAGAAAAACTGGCATTGCAGAAAGTAATGCGAACATTGTTAAGTATGAGAGTAAGTTCTGATAAACAAAAACAGGTTTTAAAACAAATCGGTTTTGAAGATTCAGAACTAACAAACAAAACATTGCTCATGACAGCACTATTTAAAAAAGGCTTAACAGGTGATGTTAGTGCAATCAAAGAAATAACAGATATGATGGACAAGTTAGAGTTGTTTGAAAGTGGAAAGGATGTAAGACAGCAACCGGTAATTATTAATCTTGTACCAACAGGAGAACCAACACCAATAACAGAACAAGATGAACAGGACATCTGGAAAGCAGAGAACGGTATTCCATTAACAGATACAAAAAATATGGAAGAATGGAACACAGATGATTCTGAAATATGGAACGAAGATGATTGGGGAAACGAAGTATATGACGGTTAATAAAAGTGCCTTAGAAAGCATTTAAAAGCCCATATACAGATTTTTTATTATACAGGTATATAAGTGTAAAGTAAAAGAAATAAAACCCTTATATAAAGCATATAATAAATAACAAATATATTCCCTAAAACAGTAATAAAACAGGAGAACATAAAACAATGGAACAATTAAACATTAAATATAAACCAATAAAGGAATTAAAACCTTATAAGAAAAACGCAAAGAAACATAACAAAGAACAGGTAGAACAAATAGCAAACAGTATCAAAGAGTTTGGTTTTACACAGCCTGTAATTATTGACAAGAACAATTGTGTAGTAGCAGGACATGGTAGAATCTTAGGAGCAAGGAAAGCAGGATTAAAACAAGTACCAACTGTTTGTTTAGAAGAACTCACAGAAGAACAAATAAAAGCATACAGGCTGGTAGATAACAAACTGAATGAAAGTGAATGGGATTATAGTTTACTTGATGAAGAACTTGAACTGCTAACAGAAGATATAGATATGAAATTGTTTGGGTTTGATGAAAATGATGATTTAACAGAAGATGAAACAACTGTTGAAATAAAGGATGATACGATAAAATATTTTTCTGATGAACAAATTATAAAACAGGCTCTTGATGATTTTACACCATTTAAAAGTATTGAACAATTTGTTTCAAGCATAATTGACAAGCCAACTGCAATGTATCAGTTTAATAGGTTGTGCCAAGGTTATAATGATGGCTATAACATATCTTTGCTGTTTAATCCACATAGACTTACTACAGGAACAAAAAAGAATAGAATGTCAATTTTTGAAGCATTAAACAAAAATGGAACTTATAAAAAACAACTGTTTAGATTTATGATAAAAGTGCAAAATAAGTTTGTAACAAAACACAATTATTTTAAGTTTGTTGGATTAGGGTGTGGCGGCGTTCAATATGTGAATGAATTTCAACCATACTTAGCAAGGGATATTTATAGAACATACTGTAAAGATGGCTATACCATATTAGACCCATGTGCTGGTTGGGGTGGAAGAACAATAGGACTTGCGTCATGTATGTTTAAAGACATAAGATATATTGCTACAGACCCAAGCAAGAAAACATACGATGGATTGTTGGAACTCAAAGAGTTTTTAAACTTAGGCAAAAATTTTAGATATAAAAATGTTCCTTTTGAAGATTTGGAAATAAAAGAAAACACTATTGATTTTTGTTTTACTTCACCGCCATATTATGACACGGAACATTATTCACAAGATGATGGGCAGAGCTTTAAAAGATACAATAGTTATGAAGAGTGGAAACAATCATTTTTGTATGTTATGCTTGATAAAATATACAAATCATTAAAAGCTGGCGGTGTGTGTCTGCTTAATGTTGGCAATGTGATATATCCTATAGAAAATGATATAAAAGAATGGTGTATTAAACATGATATAAAGTTTAGGAATGTGAATGATTTTAAAATAGGTGGAAATGGTATTGGAAGTAGAACTGGAAAAGACGGAGAACCATTTATAGAGTTTGTAAAGGATTGAGGTAGAACATTGTTTCTACCTTTTTTATTTTATAAAAACCTATTGACTTTTTGTTATATTGTGTTATAATATAATTAAATTAAAGAAAACAAACAATAAAGGAGAACAAATAAAATGAAGAAAGAATTTATTAAAAGTAATAACTTAACGGGAATGGTTAGAGAACTTGTTGAGGGTTTAGGAATGAACAGTGCTGATGCCATTGATTATGTTTATGATATGAAAACAATGAGCAATGAAGAGTTTTCTAAAAAATATTTAAAATAGTTATTGACAAGTACCATATGATATGTTATTATAATATCAGAAAGAAACAAGCAAACAGCCAGTGAAGAAAGGAAACAAAAAAATGAAAGAAGAAAGATTGTATGAATTAGCACATGAAGCGTTATTGAATAAATGGGGAAGAGAGCATGATTTCTTAAAAGAACATCCAGAAAATGAAATATCACAGATTAAAGAAAAGGAGTTGTGGAATGAGTTAATACAACTCGAAGAAGAGATGAAAGTAAAAGGGTTTTAAAAATATGACAGGTGGTTAAAGTCATTAAAACACACAACAAAATCCCTTTCCAGTTGTGGTGAGTAATCAAAGCGGAAGATGAAAACCACAACATTGCCCTATGGTGTAAAGGCAGCACACAAGAATTTGACTCTTGTAATACTGGTTCGATTCCAGTTAGGGTAGTTATGGGAATGTAGCGCAGTTGGTTAGCGCACCTGTCTTATACACAGTTGGTCGTAGGTTCGAATCCTACCATTCCTATTAGGCGAAAGCCTAGAAACATATTAACAAAGAACAAAATAAGGAGAAACAAACATGGAAAACAAAGAAGTAAAAACAAATGTAACAAATGAAGAATTAATGCAGAAAGTTGTAGGACTTGAAAAAGAACTTAAAAGAGCCAATTCAAACATTGCACTTGCATTAACAACATTGACAACAGTGTATGCATATGAACAGGCTAAGTTAGAACAGAAAGTAAAAGAAGGAACTGCAACAAATACAGAAAAAGAAATCAACAGATTATACAAGTATGCAGACATTGCAATAAATGGAGCAGTAAAAGAACAGCAGAACAGGATGCTTAAAGAATTAAAAGAAAACTGTGAACTTGAAGCGTTTGAAAGTTTCAGCAGTATCATTGATTCAATTTTTGGATTTTAGGCATTGACAAACATAAAATGAATATGGTATAATAAAAGAAACAAAGGGCAGGTACATAAATTGTGTATCTGTCTTTTGTGGCATTATAAAAACAAAGTGAGGTAAACAAAAATGCAAGCAGATATTAAAGTATCTGAGCGTTTTGCATCTTTTTTAACAGACTGGGATTATACAGAGTATTTGCTTATAGGTGGGTATGGAAGTGGGAAGAGTTACCATATTGCATTAAAGTTTATTTTAAAGCTATTGGAAGAAAAGCGAACAGCATTGGTGGTTAGACAGGTAAAGGAAACAATCAAAGATTCTTGCTTTGCACTTTTTAAAGATATACTTGAAACAATGAACATGCTTTCTGATACAACAACAAATAAAACAAAAGCAATAGATGGAAAAGTAATAGCAGTTAGTTCACCAATGGAAATAAGATTTCCAAACGGTTCAAAAATCATATTTAGAGGTGTGGACAATCCAGAGAAATTAAAGTCAATTCATGGTGTATCAATGGTTTGGATTGAGGAATGTTCAGAAGTAAGATATGATGCCTATACAGAATTATTAGGACGTATTAGAACACCAAACAAAACACTATACACATTTCTTTCTTGTAATCCAGTAGGAAAAGAAAACTGGGTTTACAATACGTTCTTTACACACTTGGAAGAAAACGGAGAAACAACAGTTATTTGTGATGAAAATAGATTTTACAAAGTCGGAACGCTAGTCATAAATGGAACATACTATCATCATAGCGTACCGACAGATAATCCATTTTTACCAAAAGCGTACATTGAAAGATTGGATAAATTAAAAATGTCCGACCCTCGCTTGTGGGTAGTAGCAAGGTGGGGACGTTTTGGTGCTAATGGTACAAGAGTTTTACCGCAGTTTGAAATTGCAAGAAATTCAAAACAGTTTGTAAATGCAGTAAACAGCATCACATCGCAATATCATTTCTTTGGTTTGGACTTTGGTTTTGAAACATCATATAATGCGCTCATAAGTTGTTGTGTTGATGATGCAAACAAAATCTTGTATATCTATGATGAAGTATACAGAAACAAAATAACAGATGATAAGTTCAGTAATCTTGATTCTGTAAATAAAACAATGGAACGTGCAGAAAGGTGTAACAAACCAATATGTGCAGATAGTGCTGAACCTAAAACAATCCAGTATTATAGACAACAAGGTTTCAACATGTATGGATGTAAAAAGTATATCGGAAGTAGGTTGGCAAATACAAAGAAAATAAAACGCTTCAACAAAATAATATGTTCACCAAAATGTAAAAACACAATAAGGGAATTAAAGGACTTAACCTATGCAAAGGATTCAAAAGGAAATGCTGTTTATGATGAATTTAACATTGACCCACATACATTTTCCGCTTTGTGGTATGCGTTAGATACATATACAGTAGCCGATATAAAGGAAATAAAGACGAATAGCAAGGCAGGATGATAAAGTATAAGGGTGAATGATTAAAACCGCTTAAAATGGCAAATATGAAGTTAGAGAGGTATTTTAAAATGTTAAAAAATGCAAACAAAAAATTAGAACAGATTAAAACATTAAAAAATGTACAGGAGAATAATTTAGAAGATAATTACATGGTAGGTCTGTATAACGGTATGGAATTAGCAGTATCAATTTTGGAAGATAGAAAGCCTAAATACAAATCATGTATAAACAAAACAGAAGCAATTGAAACAAAGGAAACAAAACAAAGCAAAGGTCGTACAGTGTTTAGCGGAGAAAGGAAGTTTAACAAATGCGAGAGTTAGTATTTGACATAACAAATCAAACATTAAAACAAAATAGCAAATGTGATTTTAAAAACATAGTAAGGGGAACAGATAAATACTTAGCAGTAAAATTAAATTGTCCTATTGAATGGAAAATGGCAAATAAAGTAATCACAATCAAAAATACAGATAATGTAGAATTTTACATTCCGTATTATGATGCACATGTTTATCTTGATGGAGAAATGACAAAAGGTAGCATTTTTGGAATTAAAGTAACAGGAAAAACAAACAGTGGTGCACCAATGCGATAAATTGGAGAACTCAGCAGGAGCGACCTGCGATAATAAAAGCGTGGGTTACAAATAAAATAACAAAAGCAATACAAAGTGCAACAGTGAGTTAATTATATATGAGTGAAGAAGAAATGATAGGGCTTTTAGTCATTGGATTGACAGCACTTGTATCTCTATTTATGACAATATATAAACCATTGAATGAAAATACAAAAGCAATGACAATCCTTACATCAAACATAGAACATTTAGCAGAGAAGATAGATGAACAAAATAAAAAAATTGAAGAACAGGAAAAAGCACTGTTACAGTACAAAGACCATATGAGAGATTCACAAAAAAGGCAATGGGACAAGTTAGATGAACATGAAAAAACATTACAACAAGTAAGTCATGCACTAGAAATGTGCAAACAAGAACACGAAAAGGAGTGACAAACATATGTTTAAAAATTGTGTATTCAAACCAAACGTAGATACGGTAGAATGGATTAAAAAAGCAGGAGTAAGAGCAATTAAAACAGTGGCACAAACGGCAGTAGCATTAATTGGTACAAGCGCATTATTAGAAGCTGTGGATTGGCGAATGGTTGTATCTGGTGCTGTGTTAAGTGGCATTATAAGCATATTAACAAGCATTGGTGGTATTCCAGAAGTAGAAGCAAAATAAATGGCTTAAACTGGCATATAAAGTGTTTAGGAGGTATATGAATGAAAATCAGTGTAAGTGCAGGTCATAACCCAGCTGGAAAAATCGCATGTGGTGCATGTGGTTTGTTAGATGAATCAAAAGAAAATAGATTTATCACAGAAGAAATGGTAAACATTTTAAAACAAAGCGGAGTAACAGTTTGGGATGATACAGAGAACAATGGGACAGGAAAAGATGATGTTTTAAACAAATGTATTCGTAAAATAAATTCACATGGCGTTGACCGTTCTTGTCAAATCCATTTAAACAGCGGAAGAAATGATTATTCTGGTGATGGAAAGCAAGCAGGTTTTGAAGTATGGTTATGTGGTACAAATAATGGCAAAGCTGAGATTGCAGAATTTGCCAGAAAGAACATGGCTAAACTTGGATTTATTGACCGCGGAACAAAAGAAACAAAAAAATTAAAGTATTTGAACAGAACAACATGTCCTGCATTGTTATTTGAAGTTTGTTTCGTTGATGATAAAGATGATTATGACTTGTATAACAAAGTAGGTTATAAGGCTGTTGCAAAAGCATTAGCATATGCAATGATGGGAAAAGAATTAGACATTGGAGAAGTAATGAATGATGGTTTTACAGGTTTGTCAGATACAGCCGATGTGGATGGAAACTGGTATTACTATGAAAATGGTAAAAAGTCAAACAAAACAACCGTTGCTAAAAACAAAAATGGTTGGTGGCATGTTGTAAACGGAAAAGTAGATTTTACATCAGACACTGTTGCTAAGAATGAGTTTGGTTGGTGGAAGATATTCAATGGTGCTGTCGATTTTAATTATACAGGAATCGCTAAGAATGAAAACGGCTGGTGGAGAATTGAAAACGGAAAAGTAAACTTTGATTATACAGGTTTGGCACAAAACGAAAATGGATGGTTCTATTTACAGAAAGGTGCAGTAGACTTCAATTATACTGGACTGGCACAAAATGAACAGGGCGTTTGGTTTGTCCACAAAGGAAAAGTTGATTTTAATTACAATGGAACATTAGAAACAAAAGTAAATGTTTCTGGTGGAAAAGTTCAGTTTTAAAACAAAGGGGGTGGCGAAAGCCACCCTTTTATATTATATAATATTATTATATTATTAAATAATATATTGACTTATAATAAATGTTATGTTAAAATATATACATAAAATAAATAGCTATTTTTAAAAGAAAGGAAACAATATAGACATGTCAAAAGAAATAAAAGACGAACAACAAAGAGCCGATGTTGTACTGGCTTTAAAAAGTTTTCCTTATTTTGTTTTGAATAAGGAAATGGAACAAGGATTGAATCTTTACAGACAGGAACTTTTAGAGATTCAAAGGAATTACATCAGTTATAAAGAAGGAGCAAGGTTTTATCCAACAGGAACAGCGGGAGATTATATTCCAAGCAAAATTAATTTTAAAATCGCAAAAACATTGCTTGATAAAGAAGCACGTTATATGTTTAGTCAAACACCAGAAATTAATGTTATTGGAAATGATACATCGGATGAAGAAGAACAAGTTTTAGCACAATATCAAAAAGTAATTGATGAAGTTATTAAAAATAGCAAGTTCTCAAAGAAATTGATTCAGAGTGCAAAAGATTGTTTCATTGGAAAAAGAATTGCAATACTCGCAGACATTTCAGAACAGGATGGGATTAAATTGCATTTCTACAATGCATTACAATTTTATTTTGAAACAGATTATGATACAGACAGATTGACAAAGTTTGTTAGTTTTGAAAACGTAACACAAAGCAGAACACAAAAGGAGCGAAGATTTTTAGTAAATAAATATTACGAAAGTAATGGAACAATTTATTTCAGTTCTATTTTGTATGATGGTTCTGGAAAAGAAATTGAAGTTTTGCTTGAAGAACATTCGTTAGACCTTGAACACATTCCTGCTGTCATTATAACAAATGATGGAACATTAGAGGATAAAATGGGAGTATCAGAGATTGAGGACTTAATGGATGAAGAAAGCGGTTTTTCAAAATTGGCAAATGCGGATGTTGATAGTGAACATAAGGGAATGAACCCTATTCGTTATACAGTTGACATGAACGGTCAAACAACAAAGAACCTTAACTCTGGTGCAGGTGCGTACTGGGATTTAAAGAGTGAACAAAACCAGAATGAAGTACATCCCAGTGTTGGAATGATTGCACCTGCTATGAATCATGTAGAAGCAGTCAAAACAACATTGGACAGGATAAAAACATCTATGTATGGTCAATTAGATGTTCCAAACATTTCAGAAGAAACAATGGCAGGAACAATAACTAGCGGAAAAGCATTAAAGGCATTGTATTATCCATTACAAGTAAGATGTGATGAAAAGATGAAAACATGGATTCCTGCACTTGAAACAATATTTGCACATGTAATTTCATTGGCAAAGCTAAACAGTGAAATTATAAAGGAACTGTACAAAGTAGAATCACTACAAGACATACAGTATACGATTAACGTAGTAGAACAATATGCATTAATGGAAGATGAACAGGAAGAGAAAGACAACGATATTGCGGAAATTAATGCAAATGCACGAAGTAGAAAGTCTTACATTAAAAAGTGGAGAAAAGATGAATTTAAAACAGATGCACAGATTGATGAAGAACTAATGCAGATTGCATTAGAACAAAACATGTTTGACACATTGAGTATGAACACAAATGTACAAACAGAATTGAACAAACAGCAAACAGAACAAACAGTTGAAGAAGGGATTGAAAAAATTGATGTTGAAAATAAATTAGAAAATTTATAAAAAGCTGTTGACTTTTATTTCTGTCTGGTATATAATAAAGACAAGTTAAGAGAGAACAACAAAAAACAAATGTGAAGGAGAACAAAGAAATGACAAAAGCAGAAGTAATGGAAATGGTAGAAAGAATTAACAGAGCATCAGAGGTAAGCAAATTATCAGAAGAATTTAAAAAAGAAATGGAAGAAATGGGAATGGAAATTTTGCATGATGATGAAACAACTTGTTCTTATACAAATGAACAGCTTGCAGAAATGAGAGCAACATATGGAACGGATGTTTATGTAACAAATGTTTTAACAGGAGAAAGAGTTTTGCTATAAGGTGGTGAGACAAATATCAGATAAAGCAAAATTTGTTTTGAAAAATGCCGAACAGGTCAGAAACAATCTGACAATGCAACAGCAAAAGAAAATCAGAAAATTGTATTCTGACCTGTATCAAGACATAACAAAACAAATAAATAAACTAGGACAAAAAAATCTCAAGACACAAAACCTTGTGATTTTGAGAAGAAATATAAATGAGCGTATTAAGCAGTTAAGCGATGATATTAAAAATGGAATCGTAACTGATATGCGAACACAATCTATCGCAGTAGTTGAGGATTGCAGAGCATTTTTAAAACAGTGTGGGTTTCAAAACATATATGAAGCGTTTCAGTATGTTCCAGAACAAATAATAGAAAACATTTATACAGGAAATGTGTATCAAAATGGATGGACGTTTTCAAAAGCAATTTGGAGGATGGAAGAACAGAACAGAGGAAAGATAAATACAATAGTTTCAAAAGGTGTTGCACAAGGCAAAAGTGCTTATGAAGTTGCAAAGGACGTTGAAAAGTATGTTGACCCTAGTGCAAGTAAACAAAGCAAAACAATAAAATGGACAAATCAGAAAACAGGAAAAACGGAAACATTTTATTTCGGAAAGGTTGATTACAACGCACAAAGGTTAGCAAGAACACTTATAAGTCACGCATATCAGCAGAGTTTTAAAAGGGTGAATGAAAAAGACCCATTTGTAACAGCGTATATCTGGCATAGTGCAGGAATACATGGCAGGACGTGTGATTTATGCCTTGACCGTGATGGGCGCATGTTTACCAAGGATACGTTGCCAGACGACCATCCCAACGGTATGTGTACTTTTGAAGCATATATCCCTTATACAATGAATGAAATTGGAGATAAAATAGCTGATTGGTATAATTCACCTGTCGGTACTTATCCAGACATAGATGCATATGCAGAAGATTTCATGTAACAAAGGCAACAAAGAAAGGAAAGTGAACAAATGGAAATTAAGAGAATTTGCAACAAATGCGGATGCATAAACAGATTGGACAGTGAAACAACAATGCATAAAGATTGTTGGACAGAAGATGGTGATTACATTAGATTAACATATTACAAATGCAAACAGTGTGGCGAGGTAATTCCATTACAGTTAGACAACCAAGAAACAATAAACATTTTAGGGGAATACAAAAAGCTGTTTAAAGATGCACTTATGAAGCGTATTAAAAAGCAGACAGTAGGAAAGAAAGCACAGAGAAAAAGTGAAAAGCTCACAAAGCAGTTGAGAAGCAAAAGAGCCATGTTACAGGATATTTATAACGGCAAAAAATTATTGGATGAAAATAAAAATATTTTCATAAATGCATTGACATTTCCGAAAGTAGGTGATATAATCAATGGTGAAATGTGATAAATGTAAGAAAGAGTTTAACGAGCGTATTTATGAACAAAATAAAAAGTTCGGAAACTTGAAAGTAACAAAAACATTTTTGATGTGTCCGTATTGTCATACAAAGTTTACAATTTGTTTTGATACGGATGCAACATTATCAAAAAAGAAACAAATTAGAAAGAACACAGCACTGTTAAAAACAATAACAGACGAGAGGGAGTACAAAAAACAAGTAAAAAATATTGAGAAAAGAAAAAAGAAACTTGAAAGAGAAATGAAGATTTTACAAACAAAATATGCAGAAGATTTCATGGAGGAATAAAAATGGCAGACTTAGGAACAGATACAGGTAAAACAAAAACAGTTGAGGATAAAACACCAGAAGTTGTTGAAGAGAAAAAAACAGCAGAACAGCAGAAACAAACAGAGCCAGAAAAAAAGGTTGATGTTGAAAAAGTAAAATCAGATGCTTTACAGGAGTTTTTGGCAAGTCTTGGAGTTGAGGACAAAGAGAAATTACAAGGCATTGTGACAAAAGCAAAAGAAGAAGAGGATGCAAAGAAATCAGACCTTGAAAAAGCAAATGATACACTTTCTGAAACATTGAAACAGTTAGCGGCAGAGCGTGAAGCAAGAGTTTTATCTGATGCAAAACTTGAAGCAGTAAAACTTGGAGCAAGACCAGAAATGGTTGATGATCTTGTAATCATTGCAAAAGCTAAGGTAACAAAGGACAAGGATGTTTCAACAGTTATTGCAGAAATCAAAGATAGCGAAGCAGGAAAGTTCTATTTTGCAAATGAGGAAGAAGAAGTTGAAACAAAGAAAAACAATGTAACACGCAAACGTGCAACAAAACAAAAAACAACAGAAGATGGCAAAAAACAGTGTGATGATAAAGAAAATAACGATGATACATTTGCAAGCCGTTATTTTGGAAACAAACGTAAAACTCAGAGAGAAAGCCACTTCTTTAAATAAAACAAACAGGAGGTTATAGGATGTTTAACAGTACAGGAGTTACACAAACAAAATATAATGATACAACTCAGATTTTGATTGACCCTAGCAATTATTTTGCAATGGGTATCGTAGTAGATGATACATGTGGAGTTGCAGACAGTACAACAGGTAGAAAAATTGCAAAAGCAGGTACACCGGTAACAGGTAACCTTGATGCTAGAACAACAGCGTTTACCCCAGCTGTTACAACAACAGGAACATCAAATGCAGTTGGAATTTTACTGCATGATGTTGACCTTACACAAGGCGATAACAATGGAGCAATCCTTTTATTCGGATTTGTAAACACAAATAGAATTGATGCTACAACAAAAGCAAAAATCACAAATGAAGTAAAAACAGCACTTAGCAAGATTACATTTGTAGCTTGCTAAAACAAAACAGGAGGAATAAAACATATGTCAATTTTTGATTTAATTACAAGCGTAGAAATCGTTGCATATTGGGAAGAAATGTTACAAAATGAACCGCCATATTTAGGTGAAGAGTTGTTCCCGGATGAACAGAAACTCGGACTTGATTTACAGTGGCTTAAAGGTGCTACTGGTTTGCCAGTAGTATTAAAACCGTCAGCATTTGATGTACAGGCAATTCCGAGAAAGCGTATCGGTTTTGAAAAACTTACCGCACAAATGCCATTCTTCAAAGAATCAAAATACATTGATGAAGAATTACGGCAGGAGTTAAACAAGGTTCTTGAAACAGGAAACAATGCATATATTGATGTTATCGTGAACAGAGTATTTGCAGATGAAATGGACTTGTTAAGAGGTGCGAGAGCGCAAAGAGAGCGTATGCGAATGATGATGCTTTCAACAGGTACAATTGAAATTGAAGGAAATGGACAGGCTTATACATATGATTATCGTATGCCAGAGAGCCACAAGAAAAATGCAACAAAAGTATGGAGTGACCCAACAGCAAATATCATTGAGATGATTCAAGAGGGTATTGAAACAATCGAAGAGGACGCAGGCGTAACAATTACAAGAGCGGTTTGCTCAAGCAAAATTCTTGGTTATTTCCGTAAAAACACAGAAATTAAAAAATCAATCGCAGTAATTACAGACGGCGAAGGACATATTTCTGATAACAAAATTCTCACTTTTTTGTCTGATGAATTAGGCATCCAGATTGTGAAATATGACAAAAAATACATTGATGAAGATGGAACAAAACAAAGATTCATTGAGGACGATGTATTTGTTATGTTTCCAGATGGTGCACTTGGCAATACATGGTTCGGAACTACACCAGAACAGTCTGACCTTATGTCAAGTGGAGTTGCAAATGTAACAATCACTGACACAGGTGTTGCAGTTACAACAATGACAAAAGCAGACCCAGTAAATGTTGAAACAAAAGTAACACAGATTTGTCTGCCAGACTTTCCAACAGCTGACCAGATTTACATTATTGATGTTAATGGAGAATAGGAGGTCTGAACAATGGCATTTGTAAAAGTTAGAAAAGCAATCGGAAAAAGATTTGATGGAAAGCCTATTAAGGTAAGCAATAAAGCATATGAAAACATTTTTAAGAAAAAAGGTTATGTTCTCGTTGACGATGATGGAAACAGAATTGAAAAAGAAAATGACTATGCACAGGATAAAATGTTAAACGAATCAGATTTCGGTGAAGAAGAAGTTCAACATCAACAGAGAGTAGATGAAATTCCAATTTCTGAAATGAACAGCGCACAGCTAAAACAGTTTGCGAAAGAACATGACATTGATACGTCAAGTGCAAGCAACGTAAAAGAAGCAAGACGTATCATTCAAAAAGCAGTAAGGGAAGGAAATGTATAAATAAAGCAGGTTGGAGGTTTGCATGATGGATGTGTTGGAACAATTAAAATTTAACTTGCGTGAAAAACAATGTCCGTATTTTGAGGATGAAGAACTTTTACAACTTTTGTCTATGTACGACAATGATGTAAAAAAAGCGAGTTACAACGGGTTACTGATGAAAGCCGAAGTAACAGGTTTGAGCGTTAGTGGACTTACGACAAAAGACAGTTCAAGCTATTTCAAAATGCTCGCTTCCAACTATGTTGAAAGTAATACAGGTGTTTTGAAATGAAACTAAAGAAGTATGAACAAAACAAGGTAAAAAGGGAAATCAAAACACATGGTTCTGACTATTCATTTTACAGAACAGGTAAAGACGAATATGGAGAACAAACAGAAGAAAAAGCATTGGTTTGTGAGTTGTGCGGATTGTTTCACACAACGAGCGGTTACAGGACAAAAAATGTGTCTGACGGAAATGTAACGCACTCAAAGGCACAACCAATGCTTTTGTGTGTTTATGATGATGCAGAACAGGTACAGATTGGTGATTTTGTAACAATGAACCAAAACAAATATGTTGTAACAGCAAAAACAAATATTTGTGAAGAAAACATATTAGCAGACATATCATTGGAGTTGGTGCTGAATGGCAAAAATTAGATTTGATGCAAGTGAGGTTTTAGAAAAACTCAGCAATTTAGAATCAAAATCAGATATAGCAATCAAGATGTATGCACAAGAAGGGGCAAAGAAATTTGAGAACTATGCTAAAGTAAACAGACGATGGACAGACAGAACAGGACATGCAAGACAAAGGCTCACAGGTTTTGTTGAAAAACTACCACAGACTGTAAGGATTTACATATCGCATGGTGTTGATTATGGAATATATCTTGAATTAGCGCACGAAAAAAGGTATGCTATATTACAAGAAACAGTAAACAAAAATAGCCAAGAAATTCTTGATGGATATATAGACATGATTGGTAAAATGAGAGTGTAGAAAAAAATGAAAAAAGGAATCTTAAAACAAATACATGACTGTTTAACAAACAATGGTTTTAAAACTTATTTTCCATCACAGAAGTATGGTGAATGTTTAGAGCCGTACATAGTTATAAAATTAGATGGAACATATGACCCATTAACAGTATCGAGTGAAAGACCGATATACACGATTATGGTTTATGTTCCAGAAAACAGATACAGTATTTTTGAAACAATAATTTTTGATGTAAAACAAACATTAAAAAAAATGTACCCTACGATTATGTATATAGGGAATGAAACACCATCATATTATGATGAAAATGTAAAAGCAAACATGGTATCATTTCAGTATTATGGATGCAGGAAAAAAGAAAACTTTTAACAGGAGGAAACAAAAATGGCAACAACAAAAAAGAAATTAGAATCAATTCCAACAATTGACGTATCACTTGTGGTCATTCGTGTTGGTGATACAGGTAGTGGAACAGAATATGCACTTGACACAGCTAATCAGATTGCGGTAGATGTACAGACAGAAACAAAAGATGCTGTAAAACTTATTAAATTTAGTAAGTTGTTAGCACAGAAAGGAGCAACAACAACCGTAACTGGTATGCAAATAACTCTTACAGATAATGTATTCAGTCCAACAGTAGCAAAAATTTTACAAGGTGGAACAATCACAGGAAAACTCAGTGATAACACACTTGTATATACTCCACCAGTCGCAGGAAGTGATGAAAAAGGAGATGTGTTTGAAATGGACACATACTCAGCACAGTATGATGCAAGTGGTCAGATTGTAAGATATGAAAAAGTAACATATCCAAACTGCCAAGGAACACCGTTCGGAGTTGGTTCACAAGACGATACATTCCGTGTTCCAGAGTATACAATCAACAGCGCACCAAAAACAGGAGAAGCACCGTACAAAATTTCATATGTTGCACAGTTACCAGATTTTACATCATCAACAGTTCCAGAGTATAGTGCATTAAGTGATGATGAAGGAACTAGAGCAGTGCAGAGTACATATGTTGATGATGGAGAACAAGTTACATCAGTTTCTATTCATTAACAAATGAATAACAAAAAAAAGAACATTAGAAAGGAAAGAAAACAATGGCAACAAAAAAAGTAAAAAAAGAATTAGAAATAACAGATATTGAAACATTAGTAAAAAGTGCAAGTGGAGAAGTTGTACAGCTTCCAAGTTTTACGGAAAGCGTACCATTTATCGCAAGAGTAAAAAGACCAAGTTTGTTGGGACTTGTAAAGTCTAATAAAATTCCAAACAATCTGCTTGTTAAAACAAATGAACTTTTTATACAGGATGGAGCAGGATTCGACACCGAAGATAGCAACATGATGAAAGACTTATGTGACGTACTTGAAACCATTGCAGGAGAAACACTTGTAGAGCCATCATATGATGATTTGAAAGCCGCAGGCGTAGAATTAACAGATGAACAGTTGATGGCATTATTCAACTATTCACAAAGAGGTGTAGTGGCATTAGAATCCTTTCGTACAGAGTAGCAGGATTGAATCAGTTTTAGCAATGTGCAAAACATTCAAGTGTTTGCCAAGCGATGTATTAAGCATAGAAGATGATTATACAGCATTTTGTTTTAACGAAGCTTGTGCGAACATTATGGCACATTTGCAGAATGAAGAAAAACCACATTATATAGAACAAGGAAGAGAACAGAAAGCAAAACATTATACGACATTTAGTGATTTTATAGAAACAATTAAATAAACAAACAGGAGGAAAAAGCAATGGCAGTAAACATGGGTTCAGCCGTTGCTTTTCTTGAATTAGATACTTCCAAGTTCAGTAAAGGCTTTCAGAGTGCTTTCAATGACTTGAAAGTATTCGGTTCTAAGACAGCAACAGCGGAACAAAAAATAAAAGGTTTATCCAGTTCCATGAGTACAGTTGGAAGTACATTGACAAAAGGTGTCACATTACCATTGGCAGGAATTGGAGCGGCATCATTGAAAGTTGCGACAGATTTTGAAAGCGGAATGGCAGAAGTAAAAGCAATATCTGGTGCTACAGGAGAAGATTTTAAAAAGTTATCAGATAAAGCAAAACAAATGGGCGCAACGACAAAGTTTAGCGCAACACAGGCGAGTGAAGCGTTTAAATACATGGCAATGGCAGGTTGGGACACCAACGACATGTTGAATAGTATTAGCGGTGTAATGAATCTTGCGGCGGCATCTGGTGAGGATTTAGCAAGTGTTTCAGACATTGTTACAGATGCAATGACAGCTTTTGGTTTGTCGGCAGATGGAACAAGTAAAGTATTAAAAGATGGTTATTCTAAAGAGGTATCAAACGCAACGAGGTTTACTGATGTTTTAGCAAAAGCGTCAAGCAGTTCAAACACAAATGTTGCGTTAATGGGTGAAACTTTTAAATATGTTGCGCCAGTGGCAGGAGCGTTAGGTTATTCCGTAGAAGATACGGCAACAGCAATTGGTTTAATGGCTAATAGCGGAATTAAAGGAAGTCAAGCAGGAACAGCACTCAGAAGTACATTATCGAGACTTGCAAAACCAACAAAACAAGTGCAGGCAGTAATGGATAAATACAACATAAGTCTTGTTGATTCGCAAGGACAAATTAAACCATTAAAACAATTAATGGAAGAATTAAGAGCAACATTCGGAAACTTGTCAGAAGCACAACAAGCAAGTGTTGCGGCATCGTTAGCAGGACAAGAGGGAATGTCTGGGTTAATGGCAATCGTTAATTCAAGTGACGAAGATTTTAACAATTTGTCGGATGCAATCTATAATGCAAATGGTGCATGTGATGAAATGTCCGAAACAATGTTAAACACAACAAAAGGTAGCGTAGAACTTCTTAAATCAGCCTTAGAAGGAGCAGGAATTGTTATAGGAGAAAGACTACAACCGTACATTAGAAAGCTCGCAGAATGGATTCAG